GACATTAGAATGGAATATGACAGTAAGAATAACAATGATACAAACAGACGTAAGTTTATAAAAATATAAGATATGGCAACAGAAGTTTTAACATTTAACGTAAAATCAAATATAGGAAAAACAGCACAAGAAGCATCAGACTTAGCTAGTGAGTTCAAGCTAATGGGTGTATCTTTAAATGATGTTAGAAATGGCTTTAGAGCTATTGCAAGAACTGCTGCAGCTTCATTCGCAACTATTAACAAAGCAATAAAAACATCTATCATAGGTGTTTTTGTAGCAGCAATAGCATCATTAGCCACTTATTTTACTCAATCAAAAAGAGGAGCAGAACAACTAGGTCAAGCATTATCAGGATTAACAGCAGGCTTCAATGTTTTAGTTGATAGAGTTATACAATTTGGTGAAGGTTTAGGCAAACTACTTAGTGGTAATTTAAGTGGCTTATCACAAATGAAAAATGCTTTTAAAGATATAGGCGTTGAAATAGCAAATGACGTGAGAGAAGCTACTGCATTAGAAAAAGCATTTCAAAGATTGAAAGATTCAAATAGAGAATTAAATGTTGAAACAGCAAGACGTAGAGCAGAAATTGAAGCATTAAAATTAATTGCTGAAGATACAACAAAGTCAGAAGAAGAAAGATTAGCAGCAGCTGAAAAGGCATTTAAAATTGAAAATGATTTATTAGCACAACGTATAGCAAATGCAGAAGAAGCAGTTAGAATACAAAGAGAGCAAAATGAACTAAACGAAAGTAGTGAAGCGGATTTAGATGCTTTAGCACAAAGAGAAATAGAGCTATTTAATATTAGGCAAGAAAGTACAACAAAACAAATTGAATTAAATAACAAAATTAACTCTATTAAAAGAGAAGCAGAAGCAAAAGAATTAGAAGCACTACAAGCCCTTAAAGACGCAGAAGCTGAAAGATTAGGCGAGTTAGAAAGAATATCTACAAGTATAGAACAAGCATACGACAAACAACAAAAAGCTATCACGAATTTAATGGACACTGAAAAGCAATTTTTTAATGAAAAGGTAGAGCAAGATATGACTATTCAACAATTAAGTGAGCAAAGAGTTGAATGGGCTGCAATGTCAGACAAAGAAAGAATGATGATAGCTTCAACTACTGCTAAAAATATGGCAAAAATATTAGGAGAAGAAAGTGAAGCTGGTAAAGCTTTTGCTATTATGGCAACTACAGTTGATACTTTCCAATCTGCACAATCAGCTTACAAATCTATGGCAGGTATTCCTGTTGTGGGTCCTGCGTTAGGAGCAGTAGCAGCAGCCGCAGCAGTAGCAGCAGGTATGAAAAATATTGCAGCAATTAAAAGTGCAAAAAAAGGAGGCGGTGGTGGTGCTTCAATACCTGCATCAGCACCTGCAGCAACTCCAGCACCTCAAATGATGTCAGGTGAGTTTGACTTAACAGGTGGAATTGAACCTGAGCCTACTAAGGCGTTTGTAGTGACAGATGAAATGACAGACAGTCAGAATCAATTAGCAAACATTAGAAGGAGAGCAACAATTTAAAAATCAAATAAATATTAATTAAATACATTATATAATATGCCTTGCGAAAAATGTGATAACGGAAAATACAAATGGGGAACTAGAGGTTCTTGTGAATATGAAACAGCACAAGAATGTGATGAAGCCAACAAAGATTATTATGAAGAAATGAAAACTACTAGAATTGTTGAGTTAGTAATATCTGATGAAAATCAAGAACTTGCTATCGATGCAATAAGTTTAGTGGCTAATCCTGCTATTGAGCAAGATATGGTTTATTTCAATAAAAAGAAAAACAACTTGACATTAGCTAAAATAGATGAAGATAAAAGAATGCTAGTTAGCCCTGCATTAATACCAAATAAGCAAATATTTAGATACGACCCAAATACTGATTCAGAATACTACGTTTACTTCAGTCCTGAAACAGTACGTAAAGCATCTGAATTATACTTAAAACACAACAATCACCACAAAGCTACATACGAACATCAAGACAGAGTGAGCGGTGTTTTAACTGTGGAATCTTGGATAAAAGAAGGCGATATGGATAAGTCAAAAATGTATGGTTACGATTTGCCAAACGGAACATGGTTCGTTAAGATGAAAATAAACAACACAGAGCTTTGGAATAAAATAAAAGCAGGTGAATTAAAGGGCTTATCAATTGAGGGTTACTTTACAGATAAAATGGAAGAAATGTCTGAAAGAACTCCTACAAACGAAGAAATACTATCGGCTTTGAATGAGATAATAAAGGAAAATCAAATAACTAACAAATAATTACATTATATAAAAAAAGAACCTATGGACATCAAAGAACAAATATTAGTAGCTCTTGGTCTTAATAAAGACGAAGAAGTTAAATTAGCATTTCAAGCTAAAACCGAAGATGGTACTATGTTAGTATCTACTGCAGAAGAATTAGAAGCAGGAGTTGACATATCAGTAATGACTGATGATGGTACTACAATTTTATTACCTGTTGGAACATATAAATTAGATACAGGAGTATCTTTCAGGGTAGAAGAAGAAGGAATAGTTGCTGAAGTTATCGAGAGTGAAACTGAAGAAGAAATCGAAGCTGGCGATGATAAAGAAGAAATGACTGCAGATGAAGCGTATGAAAAAGCTGAATTTGAAGATAAAAATGAAGATTTAAAACATAAACCAGGACATGAAGATTATGCAGAAGAATTTCCTGAAACACCTGCAGAAAAAGCAGATTGGGCAAAGACTTATGAAGAAATGAAGCAAAAAGTTCAAAACCTAGAAGACGCAGTTGCAGATATAAAAGCAAAAATGGGGGAAGGAATGGAAGAAGAAGTTGATTTGTCAGAAGAACAAACTGAAGAAAAAACTGATTCACCGAAAACTGTTACAACAAAGACTACTGAGGTTGTTGAATTTTCTAAAGAGGAAGTAGAAGCATTAAAAGAAGAAAATGAAAAACTAAAAGCTGAATTATCTTCTTCTCCTGCTGAATCACCTCTAAACACAAACAAGTTTAGTTCAGACAGAAAACCTTTAAGTAGGAAAGAATACAACAAACTTTCTAGACAAGAAAGATTTTTATACAATTTAAACAAATAATATTAACAAAAAAAATAAATTAAAATGGCGTTAACTACAACATCAAATTTTAGTGGTAAAGCAGCTGGATTTTATATCTCAGCAGCTCTTAAAGAGGCTAAATCTTTAGACTTCTTAACTACTATTGAAAACATCAAATTTAAAAGTAACATTCAGAAAATGAATGCAACAGGAATGGTAAAAAATGCAGCGTGTGACTTTAGTGAAGCAGGTACTCTTGCATTAACTGAGAATGTACTTGAACCAAAATTATTAATGATTAACACGGATTTATGTAAGAAAGATTTACTAGATTCGTGGGAAGCATTACAAATGAGAGCAGGAGCAGGTGCTCCACCTCCAGCATCTTTTGAAGATTATGTAATTTCTTATTTAAGTGGAATTATAGCAGATGGAGTTGAAGGTGATATATGGGCAGGTGATAATGGTGCAGGAAGATTCTTAGGATTCTTAGATGCAGCAGCAGGTACTATTGCTACAGGTGCTGGTATCGTTGCTTCATCAGCTTCAGCAGCTTATACTACAGGTAACATCATAGCTAACTTACAGACTTTAGTTACTGATTGGTCAGCAGCTTCAAGTGCAGTTAACACAATGTACAAAGAAGATACGTACATATACATGAATAAAAAGACTTACTCTATGTATATTTCTGCAGTATCTACATTAGGATATGTAAATGCTTACAACATGAATGGTGACTATGAGCCTGTATTTGAAGGACACAAGATAGCTGTTTGTCCAGGTATGCTAGATAATAAAGTTGTATGTGCTGAGAAATCTAACTTATTCTTTGGAACTGACTTATTATCTGACCACACTAGAATCCAATTATTAGATATGGGTAACTTAGATGGTTCTGATAACTTAAGAGTAGTTGCTAGATATTCAGCAGGTGTTCAGACAGGTATCAACGCTGACATCGTTTATCAATCATAAATAAATTAAATGAAAGTGGGGGTATTATACCCTCACTTCCTTAACCTTAAAAACATAAATAAATATGGCATGCGGAACATTAACAAAAGGTAGAGGGCTAGATTGTAATAGAATATCAGGCGGAATTAAGAATGTTTATTTTGCAGTATATGACCAAGTATTATCTACAACTTTAGGTACAGGAGCTGACTTAGGTAGTATTACAGATATTGATATGGGAACAAGTAGTTTGTATAAATACGTAATGCCTTTAGGCGTTGCTAGTTTGACAGACACTATTACAGGTTCACGTGAAAATGGTACTATCTTTTATACTCCTACAATAAACATTATACTTAATAGACTAACAAAAGAAGACCAAAATCAGATAAAATTATTAGGTGCTACTAAAACTATTATATTTGCTGAATTAAATGCTACATTGACTTCAAGTGGTAACACAGTTATTGTATGCTTAGGTAGAGTTAATGGTATGGAACTTAATACAGGTACTATGGATAGTGGTGCTGCATTCGGTGATAGAGGGGGTTATACATTGACATTTGACGGCTTAGAAACTGAACCATTTTTAATGGTAAAAGATTATACTTCAACTCCATTTGACAATGCAGATAGTAGTAATCCAATACCGATTGTATCATCTTAAAACATTTTGTAGTTTTAATATAGCTTGATGAGGGTGGTAAGGTTCGACCTTATATAGAGTAATCTAGCGTTCATCATAAAGAAGGGTAGCTTCGGCTACTCTTTTTTTTATATAAGCAAATAAATAGAAAGTTTTTACATTATATAATATGATACAAGGTAAAACCAAGTCAGCATTACTAAGCAACACAGATGGAATAGTAGTTACAGAGGATAATAGAATCTATCAATTTTATTTACCTCCATGCCCTGCAGCAATAGAAGGTCGTAATGTGCCTAAGACACAAATTAGATTATTATTTAAGTTCATAAACCAAATGGACAAATCTGTTCAGTATGCATACAATAAAGGTGGTAGTTCTAATATATTTGATAGATATACAGCAATACAGTTTAGTTACGAAGCTACATTAGATTCAAATAGTGTATATAATGGTGAAACAAGTTTTAAAATGGCAGGAACTTATGTTTATGAGGTTTACGAAGTATCTTGGGATGGTACGGTTAGTTTAACACCAACAACAGCACCTGCTACAGAAACGCAAGTTTTAGAACCTGCAGATACAGCAGGTGTAGTAAGAGGATTAGTAACTAAAGGTCTGATGTATTTAACAGACGTTGATGGAACACAAGAAGTACAATATACGCAACACCCTGAGCCAAGTGGTACAAATTATATATACTACGGACAATAAAAATAAATTATGAAAGATAACATTTTAAATATCAACTTAGAAACAGAAACAGCACCTCACGTAATAGAAGAAAGAGGTAAAGATTGGATTAGTTATGGAACAGAAAATTGGAACAACTTATATCCGCAGTTTTTAATTGATTTATACTACAATTCTTCAACTCAGGCAGCTATTATTAATGCAACAGCAGAAATGATAGCAGCAGAAAACTTAGTAATAGAAGATGAAGAAGATAGAAATATTGATGCTAGAGTTAAATTAAGCCATTTCATGGATAGAGCTAACTCGAAAGAAAGCCTACATGAAGTAATAAAGAAAATAGCATTTGATTTTAAACTTCAAGGTGCATTTGCACTTAATATAGTGTGGTCTAAGGACAGAACTCAGATAGCAGAGATATATCATATACCTGTTGAGAAGATAAGGGCAGAGAAGCCAAATAAAATGGGTAGGGTAGAAGCGTTTTATGTATCATCTGATTGGAGAAATACAAGAATCAACAAGCCTTACAGAGTACCTGCATTCAACACTAATGACAGGACTTCTGCAAATCAAATTCTTTATTCAGGTCTTTATAGTCCTAATATGAACGTATATCACACTCCTGATTACGTAGCCGCTAACAATTGGGCATTAGTAGACCAAAAGGTTGCGGAATACCATTTAGCTAATATTTCTAATGGATTTGCAGGTTCATACTTCATCAGCTTTGCTAACGGTATACCAACAGCTGAAGAGCGTTATCAAATAGAACAAAGTCTAGCAGATAAATTCACAGGAGAAAAGGCAGCAGGACGATTTGTATTGACATTCTCAGACGATAGAACAAGAACTCCGGAAATAGTACCAATCAGTATGTCTGACGCAGATAAGCAATATCTAGCATTACAGGAACTTTTGGTTCAGAATATATTGACAGGTCACAGAGTTACTTCTCCTATGCTTATGGGTATTAAGAACGAAACAGGATTAGGTTCAAATGTAGACGAACTTAATGCAGCAGCAAATTTTTATCTAAATACTGTCGTAAAACCTTATCAGGACCATATTGTAAAAGAGCTAAGAAAGATATTTAAGGTAAACAACATGGATATGCCTGTTAACTTCGTTCAGTTAAAACCTATTACAGTACAGTTTACAAGTGAAGATTTAAAAGGTGTAATGACGCAAGATGAAATAAGAGATGAATTAGGTTTAGAGCCATTAGATTTAGAGATAAGAGAAGATTTTGCAAAAGTTGGTAGTATGGTTACAGACGGTAAAGATGGTAAGATAGATTTACCGTTGTATGAAACAAAAGAGGAAGCTGAAGCAGAAGCTGAAAGAATAGGATGTAAAGGTTCGCATATACATACTATGGATGGTAAGGAGTATTATATGCCTTGTGAAAACCACGACCAAATAAAACAAATAAATGCTCAGTGTAATTGTAAGTTAAGTAGTGAAACAGAACTTACAGAACTTTCTAAATTTATAAAAGAATTTGGAGAAGATATACCTGAAGATTGGGAATTAGTAGATGAAGAAGTAGTAGATGGTGAGCATCAGGATTTTAACTACGAAACTGAATTAAATAAAGCTGTAAACGAAAAATATGATTTTGCAGTAAGCACAGGAACAGCAAGACCAAATGCAAGAAGCGAACAAGATGGCTTGAACAGGTCAGGCAATGATTTTTACAAAGTTAGATATGTATATACTAAAGATAATTTTTTAAGTCAAGAAGGAGAAACTAGAGATTTTTGCCGCCAAATGATGTCAGCTAATAAAATCTATCGTAAAGAAGATATTTTACAAATGACAGATAGGAAAGTTAATCCGGGCTGGGGACCTCGTGGAGCAGATACTTACTCAATCTGGTTATGGAAAGGAGGCGGAAACTGTCACCATTTTTGGTTAAGAAGAATTTACAAAACATCTCTAAGAGGTGCAAAAAGTAAAATTAACGACAATCAAATTATTAGTTACACTAAAGCACTATCAGAAGGGTTCACAGCAGAGCGTAATGATGCACTTGTAGCAAGACCACCAAAAAGAATGATTAACCAAGGATTTTTAGAACCAAGATAATTATGGCATACGTATTATTCATATCAGAACAAAAACTCAAAGACAGCACAGCAATCAACCTGAACGTTGATGTAGATTTATTATTACCTTATGTAAGGCAAGCACAGAAGTTGTATGTTGAAGCTAAACTAGGAACGAAACTTACGCAAAAATTAAAAGATTTAATTACCGCAGGAACTTTAGGTAATGTAGGTAATGAAGCGTATAAATCTTTAGTTGATGATTACATAGGTGACATGTTGCCGAATTGGGCTTTTTATCACGCAGTACCTTTTTTAAGATTTAAAATAGAAAATGGTAATATTTATTCAAAGACATCTGAAACAGGAACTGCTTTAAGTACAGACGAAGCACAACACCTTAGAGAAGAAGTAAGAAATACTGCTGAATATTATACAGAACGTATGATTGATTATGTTAGAAACAATATAAGTAGTTTTCCTGAATATAATCAAAATAGCGGTGCTGATGTTAATCCAGACCCTAATGCATATTATAATGGTATGAATCTTGAAAAACCAAGACAAGGAACTGAGATAACTTTGAGAAACTTTTTAAATGCTTCTGACTATTGATAATGAAGAAATATTACAAACCAAAAAAAACTAACATAACTAAATTGAAATCATATTTAGATAAAAATAATACAAATGGACAACGTAAAAGACACAGTACAAGTAGCTGTAGCAAATAGCACAGCAATAGGATTCAGTATTACAGATTGTAATGAAATCCTCACATTCGTATCATTAATACTAGCAATAGCGTTTACCATTTACAAGTTTTTTAAATTTAACAAAGATGCCTAAGAAAAGAAAGCTCAACTCAAAGAACCCTAAATATTTAAGAAATGTTGAAAAGGATATTAAAGTTCGTAGAGAACTTGCTTGCGAAGCTAAAGGTTGTAAAGTTTACAAAGTATATTCCCTATAATTTGGATTTAACATATTTTACAATCACTGAATTTGATAGTCCTGATGAATATGGCTCAGGTTATAGAATGAACAAAGATTTTCTAAGAAGATTAGATACAGCTAGGGGTATAGCTGGTATTCCTTTTAAAATTAATTCAGGGTACAGAACAGCACATCACAATGATACTGTATTAGGTGCTAGAGTAGGTTCAAGCCACAAAAAAGGATTAGCTGTTGATATAGCGTACAAAGGTAGTAGAGAAAGGTATTTGATAATCAATGCTTTAATGATAGTAGGCGTAAACAGATTTGGAATAGGCAAGACTTTTATACATGCAGATGTTGATAAAATTAAAGATGAAGATGTTATATGGCTATATTGAGCCACTAAATTTGAATATTAACCAAATAAATATATTATGAAATTTATTTTAACACAATTATTGAAATCAAAGAAAGTATGGTTAGGTATATCATCTATTATTATACCTATGATTGCAAACTTTTTAGGAGCTGATGAAGAAGCTGTATCTAAGATATGGTATTCACTATTAGCTATGTTATTAGGACAATCTGCTGCTGATTTTGGTAAAGAACGAAAGTAATAGATATAGACTAAAACCACACGAGATTGTGGCACTAGAAAAGATGAGGGAATCCGAGACTAGAAATGTTCTAGTCATCGGTGACCTTCATGAACCATTTTGCTTAGATTCATACTTAGAATTCTGTATAGACCAATACTATTTCTATAATTGCACGGAGGTAGTCTTTATAGGCGATATAATCGACAATCACTATTCAAGCTACCATGAGTCCTCAGCTGACGGATTAGGTGGCTTAGACGAGTTAGAATTAGCTATTAAGCGTATAGCACGTTGGCGTAACGCATTTCCGATGGCTACTGTTATAATCGGTAACCATGACCGCATTATAATGCGTAAGGCACAAACTTCTAGTATTCCTAGCAAATGGATTAAATCATACAAAGAAGTATTAGAAGTGCCTGATTGGAACTTCGTTGAAAGATACGAGAAAGACAACGTACAATACATTCATGGAGAAGGTGGTACGGCGAGAACCAAATGTCGTGCTGATATGATGAATACAGTACAAGGACATTTACACACACAAGCATACTGCGAACATTATGTTGGTAAGCGTTTCAGAGTATTTGGAATGCAAGTTGGTTGCGGTATAAACCACAAAAGTTACGCGATGGCGTATGCAAAATACGGAAAAAGACCAGCCGTGGGGGTAGGAATTGTCAGCAATAATGGCAAAACTCCCATAAATATTCTGATGCCTTTATAAAATTTTCACACTAATTTACTAGATATAGATACACTTTTTTGTTAAAAAAAACGTTAAAAAGTTTGTTAATATAAAAAAAGTATGTATATTTGTTCCATAATTAGTTCATTGAAATAGTAGTAAACGAATCTTGAATATAGGAAACTAGACGCGCACCCTAGCGATGAGGGTTAAATATGTTATACGCTTTATAAAATAAAATAGCAACAATGTTATTCTAATACTTGGCGAGGTATTAAACATATTTAAACGATGGGATTAGGCTCTGTGATAGCATATAAACCGAAGCGAGGCAAGTGGTATTATCACATCAAATAAAGGTTTGATGTAAAGGCTCAAAAGGTTGATAATAAATCGTACTCAGTATGTGGACGTGCTAGTAAACGAAGTACTACAAGTTGACACTACTATTTCAATTAACTATAATAATTATTAACTTAAATAAAACAGAAATGAAATCAAATTTTAAAATGCTAGAAGCAACAGGAAAACAAGAAGCTATTATATCTATATGCGATGTAATGGCAGAAAACCCAGTATGGCTTAATAAATGTAAAAGCGATTTATTTGCTTTACTTAATGACTTATCTACTACTAGGCAGCGTTCTATGTGGTTAGATTGTCTTACTTGGAATCAGGTAAGAGATTTATTTATTGAGATTAAAACTGAATACTACAACTTTAAAGATATTACACAATGGAACTTTTAAGCGAATATTGGGTACTCAAAGGGTGCTATGATGCAGTATCTGTTCATGATTATAATACTGATACTAAATGTGTTGATTATAGAATGTCAGGAGGTAGTGTTGTAGTTGTAGGAACTAAAGAACAGATTAGAGATAAATTCAGATATATGTTAAGAAACCACGGCTGGCAATTAAGAGATAGCTTTGCTATTGACACAAGACCTGAATGGTTAAAAATATATAATGATAAAAAAGAATGTCTAATTTTAAATGCAAGATAATGGAAAAAGAAACTGAAATAATAAAAAGAATGAATGATATAAACACATTCCAAGCACACGAAAACGAAGTATGCCTAAGAGGAACAGATGAATATGGCAAAGACTTTACAGTTTGGTGGGATAGTTACGACTTCATAAATTGGATAGACAAAGAACAATTAGATTATATTAAAGAACAATTAACTAAATACATACAAGAGAAATGAAAACAACAATAAGTTTATACGAATTTAGAAGATGGTTTGAAATGCACAGACCAAACAATTTTAGCTATGATGGTCTTAATGCTTTATATGATATGCTAACTAGCTATGAAGAAGATACAGGAGAAGAAATAGAATACGACCCAATAGCGTTCTGTTGTGAATATACAGAATATGATAATATAGCAGAATTTTGGTTAGATTATAACCAAGAAGATTATCCTGATGAAGCAGCTATAATGAATGTTACATCTTATTGGGCATTTGGAGATGAATCTTTTATAATACGACAATTTTAATTCAAATAATTTTTATATTTTTAACAAAATTTTAAACATAAACAGAAATGAAAAGAGAACTATTAAAACAAAAGTACGAGAAGTACGAACTAACTGCTGACGATGTTTTTAAACATCAGCATTACATTATTATCACAAGAAGTGGTATAGAAAAAATTCAAGCATTAGAAAACATACATATTAATTATGATGTAATAAAATGCGAGCCGAACTTTGCTTCAGTCAAAGCAACAGCAATAAAAGAAACAAATACTATACAGACATTTGGTTCAGCTTTAAAGGGTAACAGCTTTAAAGATGGTAATACTAATACTTGGTATGTTTTAGAGATGGCAGAAAAAAGAGCAATGTCAAGAGCAGTATTGAAGCTGACAGGATTCTATGAGCTAGGTGTATTTGGCGAAGATGAAGCAGAAGATTTTAAAAAGAGTAATAACTAAATAATAAATAAAATGAGCTTAACAATTAACGGAACAATTAAAAAGATTCTAGAACTAGAACAAGGAACTTCTAAGTCAGGAAAAGAATGGCAAAAACAAAACGTAATAATAGAACAAAACGTTGATAGAGATTGGAACAAAGATGTTGTAATCAGTGCTTTTGGCGTAGATAAAATTAATCAATTAAATAAATTCAGAGAAGGAGATACTATTGACATTATGTGTAATGTATATTCAAGAGAATACAACGGAAGATATTATACAAGTTTAGATGGATATTGGTTTGCTAATAAAAATGCTGAAGTACACAAAAACATACAAGAAGATGAAAACGACCTCCCTTTTTAAAGTGCAGCAGCAAGAATACTTTGATGCATTATGCCAAATGACAACAAATATGTTACAATTACCTGAGGGTTCTTTAGCATCTAGGTCTAGGAAAAAGCACCTGCAATTACCTAGAATGGTTGTAAGCGTTGTTGCAAGTATGGTAGATGAAACTCATTACAACGTTATTGCAAAAGGTATTAATAGAGATAGAACCTGTATCAATTATTATGTCAATATGCACAAATCTAATTACAGAACATATCCTGAATATAGAGATTTATTCAATAAGATATATGATAAATACGATAATATAAAAAAATCTAAAAGAACTTTTGAGGATATTATCCAACTAAGAAATCATTTATCTGCTCATGGTGTAATTAGTAGTGAAAAGAAACAAGTATTGATTAAAGTTACATCAGGTAAAGTTAGCGTAAATATAAAAACTACATACGCAGATTTTTCCAATACGTTAGAAAAGATTAATTTTGCTCTTACAGATTGTAACTATAAATTACACATACGATGAAACACTTATTGAGCAGTACAGCTTTTTTGGTTTTGAATAAAGGGTTAGCAAGACAAATAGGATTGAAAGCAGCAGTCCTACTTGCTGACCTTATTTCAAAGGAAGAATACTTTATTGCTAATGGTATGACAGATGGTTGGTTTTTTAACACTGAAGCCAATATAGAAGAAGATACAACACTTAACTCATATCATCAAAGAAAGTGTCTTAAAACTCTTAAGGACAAAGGATTAATACAAGTTAAGCGTAAAGGTATACCTGCGAAACAGTATTTTAAAATAAATGAAGAACAAGTCCTTCAAATTTTAAACAACTTGTCAGTTAAAAATTATACATCTATTAATAAGAATAAAATAATAACAATAAAAAATAAATACTTTAAAAAGCCAAAATTGGAAGAAGTTTTAGAATATTGTTTAGAGCGTAATAATAATATAGATGCAGAATCTTTTATAAACTTTTATGAAAGTAAAGATTGGAAAATAGGAAAAAACAAAATGAAAGATTGGAAAGCAGCAGTAAGAACTTGGGAAAAAAGAAAACAAAACAAGCCAACAATGTCAAAACTTGATAGTCAGATAAGTGCTTGGCAAGAAGCAAAAAAATTATTATGAAATATCTAAGTCAAGAGAACATACAAGAATTAACTGAAAAGGTATTAGACCTATTAGCAAAAACATCAGTAGAAATAGGACATAAAACAGATGCAAAAACTTTGGCAAGTTTGAGTAAAATATTTGCAGTTGATTTACAAAAAGAAACTAGATTCAAAAAATTAACGTTTAATCAAATAGAAGATGCGTTTCATATTGGCGTAAGGTTCGGTAAAGATGAACCATATATGAACATAAGAACTTTTTACAAATGGGTATATGCCCATAAAAAAACAATAGACGAAGCGTATTACAAAGTACACACATTAAAACAAAAAAATGTATTATATTATCAAGAACCAATAAAATTAATAAAATGATAGGATGGGTAATAATAACCGCAATAGTAATGTGGATAATCAGAGAACTGAAATAATAACTAAATTTAAAGAAATGAAAAAAATACTTATTACAGAAAATCAGGTTAAAAGCCAATCAGATGCTATATTATGGCACTTGAAAAGGTATGGTAACATAACAAGTTATGAAGCTATCAAAGAATACGGAGCTACTAGGCTATCAGGTATTATATTTAACCATAGAAAAAATGGTTATAAAATAGATAGCATACCTATACACAGGAAAACTAGATTTGGAAGAACTGTTACATTATCTAAATATGTATATAATGAACCTAATAAAGAAATGAATTTATTTAAGAGTTGTGAGGTATACAATAGTACAAAGCCATATACAATAGGTGGTTACGATGAATATTAACAAAAGGGGGTAGTAATTGAAACTTATAACAATGAGCGGTTATACTTTGTGGATTTTACGTTCCCCCTTATATTATGAAAATTAATTATAGAAAATTATACGAAAAAAAATATGGTAAAATACCAAATAAATGGGAAGTTCACCATATAGATTTTAATCACAATAATAACAATGTTGATAATTTAATTGCTGTACCATCTGTAGTTCACGTTGTTATACATCAAAGTGGTTATATTCCGAGAGATGAAATAGAAAATCTAATACAAATATATGAAGACAATAAACAAACTTAAAAAAGAGCTTGATAAATGGTTCAGTCTTTATATACGTTTGCGTGATGCGAATGAATATGGTATGGTACAATGTTTCACTTGTGGTATAGTCAAGCCATACAATAGAGGAATGCAATGCGGACATTTTCAAAGCCGAACACACCTCTCAACAAGATTTGATGAACAGAATTGTCAACCTCAATGCGTAGGCTGCAATATGTTCAAGCAAGGCGAACAATACAAGTTTTCATTACAATTAGATGCTAAATATGGCGAAGGAACAGCACAAGAACTACAATTTTTTGCACATCAAACAGTAAAGTTTACTAGAGTAGATTATCAAGAAAAGATAAGTTATTACAAATCTGTTGTTAATAAATTGAAAAAAGATAAGATTTTAGAGTAACTTTTTTTTTACCTTTGGCGTATGAATGTTGCTATATACGCAAACGAACAACACAAACAAGCAGTTGAAACATATCTCAACTTTTGTGATGAATTTGTTAATGAAGTAAGCAACAAAACAAGATACGACAATTACAAAGAAGTTTTAGATGTTATAATTGAATATCATAATAATTATGGCAAAGGTAAACGAGAAAATAATTATTGGGATTGGCTGATGATTATACCTATTAATGTATCAGTTATGACACAGGGATATTTCGCAGGTATAGAAACAAAAAGAAATACAGCAAAAATAAGAGCATACAGAGTTGTTTTAGCAGAAATGCTTGAACAGCTAATTGATAAAATAGAAAAACTCGAACCAACTGATGAATGATATTTACATTGAAATATCTAAATTGTCAGACAAGTTCAGAGAAATGTGTTACGGTATTACAAATGACAAAGAAGATATTGACAATGTAGTACAAGAATTGATGCTTTATTTCTTACAGATGAATCCTGATACTATAAAAAAAATATGGTTACAAGACGGACAAAAAGGAATAATAAGATATGGTGCGGTTGTAATCAGAAGGGCATTAACATGTAAAAACAATGCGTTCTATTATAAATACAAAAAGTACAATACACATCTTGATAGCAGTATTCACGTTAGTAGTATTACTACTGATTTTAATTATGTATATGACCATCGTATTAATTATAAAACTTTGGAAAATATTCCAGAAGAAACTCAAACAGACAAATCATATTATTTTAAAGAAATAGACGATGCTCTTGAACAATTAAATTGGTATGATAAAAAAATATTTGAATTATATTATTACGAAGGTAATACTCTAGATAGTCTTGCAAAAAAAACAAAAATCAGTAGGAACAGTTTATTTACTACAATAGACAAAGTAAGGAACATTCTTAAAATTAAATTAAATGAGTAAAGTAAAATTATACAATCCTGTAAAGAATAATACTTGGGTAATGATGTTTGGCTTTGAAGCACCAAAAGATTATAAATACAAAAGAAGATGGACTAAATGAGATTTTTTGTACCTGATAACATATATCAAGATAGAATAACAATATGCAAATCTTGTGAACATTATTTGAGCCTACTAGGTAATTGTGGTATATGCAAATGTTTCATGAAAATAAAAGCACGATTAGCACCTATGGAATGTGCAGATAATCCTAAGAAGTGGGAAAAAACTACAGATATTGAAGTGCCTGATGATTTACCTGAAGATGTAATAGAAGAAATAAAAAATGTATGGCAAGATATACAATCAGGAGTTGCAAGTCATGTAGAAGCAAAAAGAAAAATGGTTGAATTGTATAACGCAATATACAATACAAGTTACAATCCTAATACTAATTGTGGGTCTTGCTTATCTGCTTGTCGTGATGGAATACAAAAATTATATAATAAATACAATACAGAATGATGAAATACGCACTTATAGTAATGGCGATTATTGCCTTAATATTTTTATTTGCAGCAATTATGATTGAAGCAGCATTTAAAAAACATGAAAGAAATAAATTCTATAAAAACTTAAATAAACATAATAATGAACGAAAAAGACATTCCTGAATACTACAAAGGTGCTAATGGCTATATGGCAATAGATGTCGTGCAAAACTTTGACCTTACATATAATATAGGAACAGCAGTAACATATTTACTCAGAAGTAAGAATAAACATGATGATGGTGGAATACAAGATATTAAAAAAGCTATAAATCATTTACATTTTGAACTAGATAGATTGTATAATGACAATATATAAATGCGAATGCTGTAAAGAAACAAAAGAAGTAGGTAAAGCTACTATCGTACACAGAGAAGGTAAATGGGTATGCAAAGAAGCTGTATGCAGTTGTGGTAAATATATGGACAGTGAACCTGAAGATGGAATACCTAATTTACACAGAACAGAAGAATCACTTAGTAGAAATAAGAAACGTGATTACCTTTGGCATAGTGCAAAAGAAAAACTAGTAGGAGAAAGAGGTATAAACGAGGACTTTAAATAAAAATCAAATAAATACATTATATACTATGAAGATAAAAATAAGCAAATTAAAACCAAACGAAAGTAATCCTAGAATAATAAAAGAACCTAAGTTCAGGAAGTTAGTACAAAGCATAAAAGACTTCCCTGAAATGTTAGATTTACGACCTATTGTTGTTGATGAGGAAATGACAATACTAGGAGGTAATATGCGTTACAAAGCATGTATACAAGCAGGAATCAAAGAAGTGCCTATCAAGATTGCTGAAGGATTGACTGATGAACAAAAAAGCGAATTTATTGTAAAAGATAATGTAGGATTCGGTGAATGGGATTGGGATAGTTTAGGTAATGATTGGGATAATGTAAAACTAGGCGAATGGGGTATGGATGTATGGCAACCTGAAGAAGCAGTTGATTATTCTGTATTAGATGATATAGATTTAGGAGATACATTAGAAGATAAAACAGCAGGAGTAAAAAGAGCAATCTGTATAGAATTTGATACTTTGATATATGATGAAGCTAGTGAATTAATAAAAAAATCTAGAGAAGAAGGTAATGATGTCGGAGCAATAGTATTACAAGCATTTAAAAATGTATCATAAAGAACTCGATATATATTGTAGTTGTATATCTACAAACAGACCTGATAATGTGAAAGCACTTGAAGAAAAAACAGGTTTAAAATTTACTTATTATACAAGAGTAAATGAATCTGAAACATATTTAAAAGAAGGAGCAAGTAAAGTTGTAGAAGTTGATGGCAATATATGCGTAGCTAGAAATCAAGCTATAAAAGATGCGCAAGGTAAATTATGTTTACAAATATCTGATGACTATAAAAAAGTAAACCTAGTTATTGGCAACAACGGAACATACAGAAAAAAAGAAATATCATTTTTGAAAGCTATACAAATAATGGTAGATAATTTTAAAAAATTAAAAGGTAGTTACGCAGGAACAGCAATAACAGATAACTTGTTTTATTATACAGGTAAGCAAGTTCAACAAAATAAATTAATTGTAAATGATTGTATAATAGTAGACGGTAAAATGTTATTTGATGAGAAAGCAGATTTAAAAGAAGACTACGATATGTTCATAAGACAAGTTCAAGCAGGAAACAGAGTTTTGCGTTTTAATCTTCTTCTAATGACATTTCCGCATAGAGGTAACAAAGGTGGTGCAAATGATTATAGAACTTCAGAGAGAGAGTCTAAATGCAATAAATACATATTACAAAAACATTATGGTATTGTAAAACCGCATAGTCGTAGAGAAAATCAACTAGAAATAGATTACAAAAAATTATTAAAAAAATGAAAACACTTAAATTACAAAAAATAGAACACACTAGGAAAGTAGGTAATCGTTGTGAATATATAGAACCAAATGTAACTGAAAGCTGCTTGTTAGAAGTTGATGGCGAAATAATAGGGTTTTACATTAAAGATATAGCGGAATACAGTGAACGTATGAGCAAACTATTAGCAGTAGCAGACAAAGAGTTTAGAAGTTCAAATGTACCAAAGTCTTTATTAGAACGTAGTGATGTGTTCAGTAAAGTATATTCAGAAGGTATGACTCGTAAACAAGCAAAGAAAGAAGGAACAATACAGATGAGTGCAATATTAGGAAGCGTAGCACCAAAACCTCATATGCGTAGACCATACCCTACAATATCAGCAGTACACAGAGATAAGAAAGCTCAGACATTCATCAAAGCAATGTGGGGTTGTTGTTTAGAAGCAGAACAAATCATCAAGAAACTAACACCTGAAATATATAAAAGGCAAGTTGAATTATTTGAAGATATAAAAAAAGAATGGCGATTTGGTAATATGTATACAAGTAGTATATCTAATTTTAATATCTCAGCACCTTTTCACAGAGATACAGGAAATATAGTAGGAACAGTAAACACAATACTCACAAAAAGAAACAATGCGAATGGTGGTTGTTTAAATGTGCCTGACTACGATGCAACCTTTGAACAAGCTGACAATTCAATGTTAGTATATCCTGCTTGGAAGAACGTACACGGAGTAACACCGATAAAACAAATCAGCGAAGATGGGTATAGAAATAGTTTGATATTCTATCCTCTCAAAGCATTTAAAGGAATATAGAATGAACAAAAGTAGACACATAAAAAAGGAAGCAATGCTACAAGCGTTAGAGAATAGTTTAGGAGTAGTAACAGTTGCTTGTAAACAAAGCGATACGCCACGAAGCACATATTACAAATGGTTAAAAGAAGATGAAGATTTTGCTAAGTCAGTTAAGGAAATAGAGAATATTGCATTAGACTTTGCTGAAAGCCAATTACATTCACAAATGAAAGATGGTAACACTTCAGCTACAATCTTCTATTTGAAAACAAAAGGCAAGAAGCGAGGGTATATAGAACGTAGCGAGTTAGATTTAAGTTCAGGCGATGAGCCGATTAAAATTAACGTAAACATCAAAGGAGTTGAACATTAATGCAATATTTACACACACGCAAGAACAAGCTATTGAATATCTCTTTGACAAAGAAACTACAGAAGTATTATTCGGAGGTGCAGCAGGAGGTGGTAAGTCTTGGGTAGGTTGTTCGTGGTTAATACTGATGTGCTTAAAATATCCTAAGACAAGATTCTTAATGGGTAGGAGTAAACTTGATTCACTTAAGAAAACAACACTTAATACATTTTTTGAAGTCTGCGAAACTTGGGGGATAAAAGCAGGTAAGCATTACAACTTCAATGGGGGTTCAAACATTATAACTTTTTTTAATAAGTCAGAGATAATGCTTAAAGATTTATTCTTATACCCTTCAGATAGAAACTTTGATAACTTAGGTTCATTAGAAATAACAGGTGCATTTATAGATGAAGCAAATCAAATAACTGAGAAAGCAAAAAATATAGTAGCATCAAGATTAAGATACAAACTAGATGATTACAATTTAATACCTAAAATGCTAATGACTTGTAACCCTGCTAAAAATTGGGTATATACACAATACTACAGACCTGCAAAAGACGGTAAACAAAAAAAGCATAGGAAGTTTATACAAAGTCTAGTAGATGATAATGAGTATATTTCTAAATATTACAAAACACAACTACAAACTCTTGATGAATTAAGCAAACAAAGATTACTGTATGGTAATTGGGAATACGATGCGAGTGATGACGCATTAATTAATTACGATTCTATAATTAACCTATTCAATCAAAAAGGCGTAGCAGGGCAGAAATACATATCTTGTGATGTGGCACGTTTTGGAAGCGATAAAACAATTATAATGTATTGGGAAGGGTTATACCTTAAAAAAACAATAACGTTGCTTAAATCGGCTATAAATGATGTTGTAGAGCAAGTTAGGGCATTACAACAGGAATATGCAGTTAATCTTAGTAATATTATAATAGATGAAGATGGTGTAGGTGGTGGTGCTAAAGATTTTTTGAGATGCAAAGGTTTTGTCAATAACTCAAAAGCATTGAAGAACGAAAACTACCAAAACTTAAAAACGCAATGTTACTATAAATTAGCTGACTTAATAAATAAAGGGCAAATTGGCATAGATTGTCCTGATGTTAATGTGCGTAATAATATTATAGAAGAACTAGAACAAGTTAGAACAAAAGACGCAGACAAAGATAACAAGTTGCAAATAATACCTAAAGAAACAGTAAAAGCCATACTAGGACGTTCACCTGATTATTCTGATGCATTAGCTATGCGTATGTATTATGAAATAGATGGTAACTACGGAAGGTATTTTGTGCAATAAGAAAGGGGGGCAAGCATTTTAGTAAACTTTAGAACCCCCCTTACGACAAGAGAAAAACAGAAATGAAGCTGCGAATATACAAACTTTAAACTAAATACAAACTTTTTACATTATATATTATGAAGGTCAAGATAAAAAAAGGCAAAAAAACTAAAGATTACAACATTATAAATAGTTGGTCAGATGTAACACTAGATAAGTGGTTAACACTAATCGGTTACGAGAATCTTTCAGGCAGTGAAGAAGCATTAAAAGTAGTTAAATTATTTTCAGATATTCCTACAAAATTAATTAAGCAGTTAAGCGTACAAGATGTTGCATTAGTTATGAAAAGGCTAACTGATTTACAAACTGAACAAAATACTACTCTAAATAAAATTATAGAAATAGATGGTATTGAATATGGTTTCCACCCTGACTTAGAAGAAATTACATTAGGCGAATATGCTGATATTGAAACATACATTAAATTAGGAATAGATAAGTACTTACCTGAATTATGTGCTATTTTATTTAGACCTGTAATTGAAAAGAAAAACAATATATACACGATTGAAGCGTATAATGGCAATATAAAAATTAGGAGTGAAATATTTAAAAAAATGCCTGCAGAACAAGTGCAGAACATGCTGGTTTTTTTTTGGACTTTCGTAAACAAATTATTTCAGATTTTGCCATCGTATTTGATGCAGAGGACGGAGGAAATGAGCACGCAATCGCAAGT